GTCTTGTACATCACAATGGAAATGGCAGAAGAAAGAATCGCTGAACGTATTGACGCCAACTTGATGAATGTCACCGTGGATGATTTAAAGAATCTTCCGAAACAAATGTTTGATGATAGAATTTCTCGTATTCGAAACAAGACGGAAGGCAAGCTCATCATCAAGGAATATCCTACAGCTTCAGCACATTCAGGACATTTCCGAGCATTGTTGAATGAATTGGATTTGAAAAAAGAATTCCGTCCTGACATCATCTTCATTGATTACCTGAACATTTGTGCCAGTAGTAGATTCAAGATGTCAGGAAGTGTGAACAGCTATACCTATATTAAGGGTATCGCAGAAGAACTTCGTGGCTTGGCTGTGGAATTCAATGTTCCTATTGTGTCGGCAACACAAACAACAAGGAGTGGATATGGAAATAGTGATGTGGAGCTTACTGATACTTCTGAGTCATTTGGACTTCCGGCAACTGCTGACTTCATGTTTGCCATTATTACAAATGAAGATTTGGAAAAGTTAGGTCAGTTGCTGGTGAAGCAGTTGAAGAACAGATACAATGATCCTTCACAACACAAACGATTCATGATTGGCGTGGAACGAGCAAAAATGAGATTGTATGATTTGGACATCTCGGCACAAAAGAATTTGGTTCAAGAAGATAGGAAATCTGAACCTGAAAAGCCTACATTTTTGAGTTCCAAGATGTTCGCCAAGAAGAATTTTGATGGTATCAAGTTCTAAACCTAATTATTATAAATACGATAGTTCAGGAGGTTCCCATGTATTTGGCAAGCAAGATACACAAGGAACTAAAAGCACACTTCCCTGCTGATGACATCATCGGGTCTGAAATCCCTTATGGTCAAATCAGCAGAAAACTGAACAAAATTCTTCGTCCTCTTGGGGCGAAGATTCGTGTGAAGCGTGACAAGGAAATGCGGGTGAAGCGGGGGAGTGTAAAACAACCCTATACATTTTCTGGATATTACGATACTGGTAAAAAGAAAAATGCCATTGTGTTGAACATGCATTTTTCACCATCCAGAAACACCTTTAAGTTCACACGACAGAATTACAATGGGTTCATTTTCATGTTGTCACAAATTCTTCAACATGAAAAAATCCATGAAAGTCAATTCTACTTTCGTCCTGACCAAGCAGAGCGAAAGGTTCGTGTATATCACTCGGATAAAATTTCCAAGAAACGTTTGGCACAAATTGAATATTTGCGTGAATGGTGTGAGATAGAAGCTTATGCTCATGATATTGCCATGGAAATCAATCAATACTATTCATCCCTAAATCCATCCACCGTTATCAAGCATATTGATAAACATAAGAAGCTGTATAGCTATATGTTCTATCAAAAGGCTTTCAAAGGCACAGATTGGTCTAGATTGAAGAAGTCTTTATTACGAAAAATCTGGCGGTGGATCCCCTCAGCACAAGGGCCCGCCGCCGTGTAAGTTGTTGATTTTCAAGCACTTACGAGGGCTTGACAAATGGACAAAATAGTGTTATATTACAATAGGGGAGAAAACGCTCCCCGCTAACAATCACGGGGGATACGGGTATGTCTGAAAATTCGATGGACCTTCTTGGAATGGCCAAGGGGTTGGTGGAAGGCACTTTAAGAACGTGGGCAGATGTGGATTTGGATGAACAGGAATATCTAGACCGTCTGGCCACTTTTGGTGAAGGCTTCCATGACTTCCTACAATTTCAAGACATGGAAAATGGTAAAACTGATGTGGCAGGTGCTTGACATTTGGTTGTAGGTGTGTTAGAATTAAGATGTAGGTGAGCAGTCAAACTTCTTTCTCATTGGAGGCTGTATTATGCGTAATTCTAACGGCGGGTCGCGTACTAATGGCAAGACCATTGGCACCAAGATTCGGTTCACGAACGACCGTACTCGCTACACCAAGGCGCTTGGCAAGCTCGGTGTCACCTCAGTGGTTTGGGTTGACCTTCCGAATGCCATGACCAAGTCTCAGGCCATTGACTATCTTCGTGCATCTTCTGATGCCACGATTTCGGAGCAGGCATATCAGGATGCCATCGCATCTGCGGCTCGCCGTCTCCGCCCTGCTAGCAAGGCTGCCAAGACTGTAAAGAAGGGCAAGTAATTAATAAATGGAGCGCACGGTTTCACGCCCGCCGTGCGCTCCTTCATTGAAAAGGGCGATATCAAGGAGATTTATTATGTCACAGAATGACCGTCTTGTTCGTTACCTCTCAACTGGTCGTACCATCAGCGCCGCTCAGGCTCGGAGCCGTTTCGGCATCCGTAACCTTCGTGCCCGCGTGAACGACCTTCGTTCTGAGGGTTTCTGCGTGTACACCAATCGTGGTGAGACCACGACCTATCGCATGGGTCGTCCTTCACGCTCCATCGTTGCTGCTGCCTACCAGACTGCTGGTAGCCGTATCTTCGGCGGTAACTAATACCTAACAAGGGGAGACAATCATGGAATGGTATCATTACGGTGTAGCTGTAATATTTGTCATCCTGATTGTCTCCCCTGTTTGGTTTTTTAGTCAAGTTGAAAAGGTGTTGTTTGAAACACCAGATCCATATTTGCATGTCAATTTCATCAATCCCAACCAAATCATTAAACAAGAGGATGTTGTGGAGACATTGAATCGTGATGAGAAGGTGCTAGATAATTTAAACAGGATGATTAAGACTTCAAAGAAGAAGCATGTAAAGCAGATGTGGAAAATCAAGAAGGCGGAGTTTGAACGTGAACTTCGCTGGAGGCAACATATGGAGTGGTCCAATCATGTCTCATAAAACCACCTTGGAGATGCTTCGAAAGCTGGCTGAACTGCGTTCAGAATCCTATGAAATCAATTGGGAAGAATGGGAGCAGTACGAGGACATGATGGACATTGAAGCCACAGTGGACAATGGCATTGAAGATTACGAGAAGAAATTCTATGCCATGGCAGATGAAATGGATCCATATGGTGGAGAGATGGATGAGGAACAAGTTTCTGAGCTTGAAGAAATTATAGACACCCTCATTTCATCCTATGTGGTAAAGACGATGTTTGCCAAGAAACGTGCCATTGAGGAACTTATTTCTTCCATTTAACGATAAATAGTAGAAACCATAAATTCAACTACTATGGCCGGCAAGTCAGATAAAAACACACATTTGGAACATCTAGAAGATGACATCATCAATCTAGGTTATAAAGGCGCCCAACAATCCATTGCGTTTGTTGAGGCGCTTTTGGATTTGTTTTCTGGAAAAGTGGGACAATCCGTGGACATTACCGTGAAATGGGACGGTGCCCCCGCCATTGTGGCTGGCAAGGATCCAGAAACAGGATTGTTCTTTGTGGCTACCAAACATGGTGCTTTCGCCAAAGTCCCGAAATTATGCTTCTCGGAAGAAATGGTAGATTTATATCATCAAGGTGGTCTTGCCGACACCATGAAAACGGCATTTCGTGAATTGAAGGATTTGGGTATGACAGGTGTGATGCAAGGTGATGTGATGTTCACACCTAAAATTAAAAAGCATACCGTGATTGATGGTGTATCCTACATCACATTCAAGCCGAACACCATCATGTACGCCATCCCGAAATCTGATTCGTTAGCTGACATCATTGAAAACGCCAACCTTGGAATTGTGTTTCACACTAAATATTCAGGAAGGGGACCGGTAAATAATTTATCTGCCTCTTTTGGTGTTGATGTTAGCAAACTTAAAAAATCTACGACAGCCTGGGTGCGGGACGCCAGATACCAAGATATGTCTGGTAAGTTGACGTTGACTGCACAGGAAACCAGAACGGTTAGTTCGAAATTAGCTCTTGCTAAGACCAACGCCACAGTAGCAAAAAAATTTCTAAATGAACTGGCAACCCAAGATAAAGATTTAACCGTGGGCTACTTGTTCAAGATTTTCGTGAATCGGTTAGTGCGTGAAGGGAAACCCATCACCCAACGCAATCTAGCTGGGTTAAGCTCCTTTATTGTTCAAAGAATTCAGGACAAAGAAAAGGGGATGAAAACTGCGGCAGGTGCCGCCAAGTATCAAGGCATTCGTAAAGACCTGGAAGAATATTTACGCAAAAATGCCAGCCAACTTCGTGCCATGTTCACGATATATGAAAGTTTAGCCACCATTAAAAACATTCTTGTTGACAAGTTGAACACGGTGCAAGGCATCTCCACGTTCATTGAAACTGAACAAGGATTCAGAGCTACAGACCCAGAAGGATATGTGGCGATAGATAGAGCAGGTAATGCTGTGAAACTTGTGAATCGTATGGAATTTTCACAAGCCAATTTCAATGCTGTGAAAGATTGGGGAGGTCCTCCTACACCTCCTGAAGAACCTGATAGAGAATTGAAAACCATGGTGTTTGCATTTGGACGGTTAAATCCTCCCACCATCGGGCATGAAAAACTCATCAACAAGATATTGAGTGTAGCCAAAGCTCACAATGCGGATCATTTAATGGTGTTGTCAAGAACACAAAAAGCACCCAAAGATCCATTGGATGGTGATATGAAATTGATGTATGCCAAGAAGATGTTCCCAAACGCAAACATCACCGTGGCAACCAAAGAAATGCCCACCTTCTTTGGATGGTTGAAGAAATTCTATGAATCAGGATATGAAAAAGTCATCATGATAGGTGGGTCGGACCGAGTCAATGAATACACCAGATTGATTAATCAATATAATGGAAAACCAGACCAGTATACGTTCAAGAGTGTGGAAGTGATGTCGGCAGGTGAGCGCGACCCAGATGCAGATGGCGCATCAGGTATGTCAGCTAGCAAGCTACGTGAATTTGCTGCAAAAAATGATTTTTCCAGCTTCCGAAAAGGGATTCCCAGAACTTTAAAGGATGCAGACACACGAAATCTCATGGCAGCAGTACAAGCAGGTATGTAGCTAGCAGTCAAAACATCTTTATTATTATAAATAATCTAGT